CTTTACCATCGATTTTTTTAGCCTCGAGGCCTACTGCCCTTCGAGCTCGTGCTGCATGGGCTTCGGCTTGACCTTCTTGCCCTTCATGGCGAAGCGCACGGCGCGATCGAGGATGAGGCCGCCCAAGACGCCGGCGGCGCCCTTGGATCCCATGGTGGCGAGGATCTCGCGCGTGACCTTCGGCGACATCTTCGTGCCCATGCGCTTGAAGAAGAGCGCCCGCTCGATGCCGCCGCGTGCGGCGGTAGCGACGCCGCCGGCGATGCCGGCGCGGATCATCGACTTCGACGACTTCTCGTCCTTCTTCTTGAGCCCGGACGCGATCGCCATCGCAGGGATCATCGCAGCGGCGGTTCCGGGAAGCCCCTTCGCGATGGCTCCGGCGATATAAGGCTTCGCACCTGCGAGCAGCTTCGCGCGCGGCATCTTCTTCAGGAGGTCCTTGCCGCTGAGCGCTGCGGCTTCCTCGGTGAGCATCTTGTGTCGTGCACCGTGCTCCGCAGCGCCCTTGATCGCCGAGTACGACGCTCCAGCGCCGAGGATCTTCGCGAGCCCCTTCGCCTTGTCGCCCTTGTCGTCGGAGCTCACGTCCTTGATACCGGACGCCAGAATCGGGAAGGTCAGCATGCCTGGGATCGACCCGCTCGCTGCGCGGCGAGCGAACTTGGCGCTCTGCTTGAACGATGCCTTGGTGAACGCCCTCGGCGCTCCGGGCGTTGCGACCTTGAGCTTCTGGCGGATCGCCTTCTCCAGCTCCCCGCTCGCCATGAACTTCGGCACGTCCGCCATCGTCTTCAGCGCACCGGCAGCAAGCACAGCTTTCGTCGGGAACATCGAGGAGTCTTTGCGTTCGGCCATAGGCGCCTCGGTTTGTATAACAAAATACTTGACACTCGGCACGCCAGCAACTTACTCTAGCATAGACCAGGGGGAACTGACATGCAAGACACGACAGGTTGGGCGTCAGTGGGTGAGTGGGTCGTCGTCGATGAGCCGCCGCCCCCGAAGGACGTCGCCCTGCTCGCCTCTGCGTCGCTCGAGAAGACACAGAACTCAGTGAACTGCGTGGTCATCATGCCCACCGAAGACGGCGTGTACAAGCCCGACGACGAGCTCGAAGTCAACGCATCCGTCAAAGTCGAAGTCCGCATCGGAGACCGCTTCTTCATGGCGGTCCCGCGCTACAACATCATTGCCAGACGCTCCCTGAAGGATGACCATGAGGAGTCATAAATGAGCGTCGAGACTAAGCCGGTTGTAAGCCGATCTTCAGCGGTGAGTTCGTCCGGCTATCTGTCCCCGGTAAGCACCTCCAGATGTGCTCAGTCGGGAGCTCTGCGGGTGGGGGAGAATGTTCTACCCCACGTAAAGAGACGGGGCGCAGTTTGTCGAGAGCAACAATTTCCCTTTGGGAGAGGTGGTCTTAGATGACCAAACCAGCGACACAGAAGGTCTTCGTCATCGACGCTGCCGGGAAGCAGTTACTTCCCACACATCCTGCGCGCTCCAGGAAGCTGTTGCGCGAAGGCAGAGCCAAGGTGTTCCAGGTGGTACCGTTCACGATTCAACTGACCCGTGTCGTCGACAACCCCGCCGGTGAGTTCACCGTCGGTATCGACGACGGTGCGAAGCACGTCGGAATCGCCGTCGTGAACGAGCACACCGAAGAGGTCGTCTTCCGTGGGGTCGTACGGCTTCGTCAGGACGTGAAATGCAAGATGACTCAACGCGCGACGTACCGTCGTGCGCGCAGGAGTCGGAAGCTGCGGCATCGCCCAGCGCGCTTCCTCAACCGCGGTAGCAAGGGTTGGATCCCACCTACGATCCGACAGAAGAAAGACAGCGTTCTTCGCGTAGTCAAAGACCTCGGACGGGTGCTTCGCATCACCAAGGTCGTCGTCGAGGAAGGTCAATTCGACATCAGCAGCATGGCTGCGGGTAGGCAGCTGTACGGCGCGGAGTTCCAGCAGGCAGAGTACGAGGGCCAGAATTTCCGAGCGAAGGTACTCTGGAGAGATCGGTACAAGTGTCAGCGCTGCAGCTCGCCAGACGAGCTCCGAGCGCACCACATCCAGTATCGCAGCAACAGTGGCGGTAACTCGCCAAGCAACGGGATAACCCTGTGCGAGAAGTGCCACGCCGAGCTGCACGACGGATTGTGGACGCTGACGAAGCGGCCTCGTCGCTTCGTGTACCCAGCACATCTGCAGGCTGGAAAACACTACCTGCGTGAGGAGCTACGCCGTCTCGGACTGGTTGTGTCATCTTGCTGTGGCTGGATGACCACGTGTTGGAGGCGAGCTCTCGGCCTCGACAAGGCTCATGATCTCGACGCTGTAGCTATGGTGTGCCGGACGTACACCCCGACGATGCCGTCGGGAAGGTTCTCGATTACACCCAGGCGAACAAAAGTGTGGGACGCCAACCCCACCAAGAAGCGCGACGAGTACAAAGGATTTAGACATTGGGACTTAGTGCGCGCTGCGCACAGGACTCGTGGAGTCGTGGTGGGCACGGTGCGTAGTCTTCGCACTGCTTGTTTAGCTCTTCGCATTGTCGGGGACGACAACTTTCCGGTTTCGTACAACAAAGCACGCGTGCTGTGGCGACCGAATGGTATCGCCTACACGTACGACCACGTAACATAAGAGGTATTCACTGATGAGCCAGCAGCGTCGAGACGTCAATCTCAATCCAGCCGAACAGATGATCCTCGGAATCGACGCTCTCCGCAAGGCCGTGGGCGTCACCCTCGGACCGAAGGGCCAGAACGTACTGATCGACCCCGAGTACGGCGGAAACCCAACGCACACGAAGGACGGCGTCACTGTCGCCCGGGGCTTCTGCCACGACGACGACGTCGCTGACTCCGCAGCGAAGACCATCATCATGGCGTCGCTCGAGATGAACTCCAAGGTCGGCGACGGCACGACCTCCGTGGTGATCCTGGCAGCCGAGCTGGCGAAGCACATCCTGATGCTGCCAGCCGGGCGCAAGCGTAGCGTCCTCGATCGCCTCGAAGGCTTGTACGCGGAGTCCTGTAGGGTCATCGGGAGCCGCAGCGAGGAGATCACATCCACGAAGAAGAGCCTCCTGCAGGTTGCTACGCTCGCGTGCAACCACCGTGAGGAGCTCGCTGACCTCGTGGCCGAGACCGTCGCCGCCGTCGGCGTGGACGGCGTAGCGACCTTCCAGCAGTCCAGGAGCGGGTACCACGACAAGGACATCACCACCGGCTTCCACTTCGACCGGGGCTTCCTGAGCCCGTTCTTCGTGGAGGGCATCGGCGCCGACAGCTGGGACTTCGCAGACTGCTTCGTCCTGGTGTTCGACGGCAACCTGTCCGACGGCCGCTCCGTGGCCCCGGCGATCAACGCGGCGATGGCGGGCAAGAAGAACCTCTTGATCATCGCCGCCGACGTCGTGGGCGAAGCCCTCGCCACCTGCGTCGTGAACAACTCCCGCGGCAAGGTGCGCATCGTCGCCGTCAAGGCCCCGAAATTCGGTGCCCGGCGCACGGACGTGCTGCAGGACATCGCACTGGTCACCGACGGTCGCGTCTACAACGAGGGAGCGCACGGGGACATCGCGCGGGTCGAACCATCGAAGCTCGTCAGTGAGGGCATCCTCGGCACCGCCAGCCGCGTCATCGTATCTGCGGCGAAGACCGTCATCGTCGGAGGCGCCGGAGACGAGGAAGAGATCGCTGCGCGCATGAACAAGATCCGCGACGAGCTCCCGCACTGCGACGAGATGGAGCGCATGCACACCGAGGAGCGGCTCGCTCGACTCGCCGGTGGCGTCGGTACCATCTTCGTCGGCGGGCGCAACGACGCCGAGATCAAGTCCAACATGTTCCTCGTCGAGGACGGCATCCACGCGTGCTTCGCGGCACTTCGCCAGGGCGTGATCCCCGCCGGCGGCGTGGCGTACAAGTGGGCCATCCAGGTCGGCCGTGAGTACGAGCCCACCGACGTGGACGGGCAGACCGCCAAGGACATCTTCCTGGCCGTCGTGCAGGCGCCGCTGGAGCAGCTCATCTCGAACGCACTGGAGTCCGGGACACCGAAGACGGCGACCTACCAGATCATCGGGGAGATGCTCAACCGCGGGGTCAACGTGGGCTACAACATCCTCACCGACAAGTTTGCCGACTTCAAGAAGACCAAGCTCGTCGAGCCCACCATCCTGTCCATCGAGGCGCTGCGCACGAGCTACGGCTGCGGAAGCGTCCTCGGCACCACCGCCGCTGCGCTGACGAAGCCGCGCGACAAGAAGTGAACTACGAGGACGTCATCCGGGCGGTCTCCGTCTTGACGACCGTCCGTATCTCCGAGCTGCCGCAAGCACTGTACGAGTTCCTTCTAGCCTATGGGTACGTGCGCCCAGCCGATATCGTCGGCTTCGCAGAACGCGTACGCGAGATCGACCCCGCCGTTGTCAGGGGTATCTTCGTACAGTGGATAGAAGAACAGGACCGCGTGGTAGCGACGAACTTCTTTGCAGAGCGCTACCCGGACTGGGCCCCGAACTTGGTCGACGACGTTCCCGACCTCCCCGGGAGATACTACGGCGCGATCGTATACCTCCCAAGGCAGATAGACGTGAAGCCTCGTGGACCGAGCACGATCGTGCACAAGATCATCGCTACCGGCACGAGCAACATCACGAACATGCACGTCATCAGCTCGAGTGCGCCGTTCGTTGCCTACGCCGCGCACAAAGACTACGTGGTCGCAGTCATCCGAAGCGTTGTGACATCACGGTCCTGGGTGCAGTCCCGTATCGGCTAGAAAGGAAGGTCGGATGGGCCCTGGACGAGCGGGGCGTAGTTTGCCTTGACGGGAACGGCGCGCTCGTAGTCGATGGTGGACGACTCCTGCATGATCACGGCCTGGGCCGAGAACGCGGTGTTGTAGCCCGGGACGATGCACTCCTCGAAGTACGACACCATGACGGTGTTGTTCAGGTTGGTGTGCACGATCAGCATGAGCCCGAACGGACGCGAGAAGAAGTCGCTCTGCATGTTCCAGAGGAAGTTCTCGTAGCCCGGCGGGATGTGCGGCAGACCCCAGTCCGGAGCCTGACCGAGTTCACCTCCGGACACCGCCACGGTCGCTCCGTCCGGGTTGAGCGCCTTGCCCTCGTAGTCCGGCCACACCGAGTAGAGCTTCCGCAGGAGCGACGGACCCGAGTAGTAGATGTCGCTGAGCGTCAGCCCACCCGCCGCGTGGCCGGTGACCACGTAGGAGCGCTTCGACCCGATCTCGTAGAACCGGGCGACACCGAGGGTCTGGCCCCAGGTGAAGTCCTGGCACAACCCCATCGGGAAGACCTGCGACGCGACGTTCCCAGCGCTGAGCTCCGCGAGGTGCGGGGGACCCGAGGCCAGGAGGGTGTGCGTGGAGGACGCATGCTCGCCTTCACGCATACCACCTTGCACAGGCCAGTTCCAGGGATCCCAGGATGTTACCTTCGACATCGTCGCCTCCTACTAGACCGTGATGTAGATGAAGAGCTTTCCGACCGGGATGAACGTCTCGGCCGACCCGTAGATGGTGACAGCCTCGATGTCCGTGACGGTCTGGTTCGGGTCCCCGCCTTCGCTGAAGTCGGGAGCGCCGAGCTCGATGGTGTCCAGATCGAAGCGGGAGATCTCCCGCTCCTGCATCGCGGCATCGCCGGCAGAGTGAACCTGCGCGTACAGCGTGTTCAGGGTCCGCTGGCTGATGCTCATCTTCTTCCAGGACGACACAGAGTCCCGGATGCGGATGGCGAGCGCGTCGAGCTGGCAGCCGACGGTGAACCGGTGGAGCTTCACAGCGGAGGAGTCCGTTGTGAAGTCCATGCCCACTTCGACGGTACCGGCGTCGTGATCGTTCACGAAGAAGAAGAGCCCCATGATCGAGTCGATCTCGTCGTAGAGCTCGTCGGTCTCGTAGACGTGCGTCAGGTGCGGGATCGTCCAGCCGCTGACGGGGTTCTCGATCTTGTGGGTCTGGATGTACCCGGCGAGGGTCGCGAGGCCGAAGTAGCCTGCGAGCCGCGTCAGGGTGCCGTTGTAGTCCGGGGCGTCCACGCCGCCGTTGGGGCAGACGCAGACACGAGCGTTCGCGAAGATGCCTCCGAAGGCCTGCAGGGCGGTGCCCTTGTCGTCGGCCGTGGTGATCGCATCACCGCGCACGTAGATGGTGATGTTGGCGTTGGTGATCTCGGGCGGATCGTCGCTCTCGTAGAAGGTGTCCGTCGGAGTGTCGACGACGACCACGGTGTTGGTGGCGGAATTGACGCTCTGGATGAGCCACTTGTAGGTGGCCTGGGTCTCGGTGGCCCCGCCTCCGGAGAGCATGACGTAGAGCCCGTCGGCATCAGTGACCGCGGACGGTACGTACCCGGCTGTGATGAGCGCGGCGGCCACGTTGAGCTTGCTCAGCATGATGACGATCGTGCGCTGCGCACCTGTGACGTTGGTGGCCGCGGTGAGCCCGGTCCCGATGGTCGTCGGGAACTCCTCGTCGGGGGTGTCCGTGTAGATGATGGTCCGCCAGTCTTTCTTCCTCGTCGGGGCCTCGGAGGCGATGATGTAGTTGGCGAGCCACGTGTTGATTGCACGGTCGTCCGTGAGGGCGATGGGCATCCAGAAGACGTCCTTCTCGAGGATCTTCGTCGCCGCAGACCAGTCCGTCAGTGTGTCTCCGCCGATGCCGATGACCTTGAACGGAATATACGAAGTCGCGAGCTGCATGCCCTGGTAGGCCATCCACGCACCGAAGATGAGCTCGTTGCGTGGGTCGATGGGCCCGTACTCGAGGATGTCGTCCACGGTAGTGAAGGTCAGCCCGCGGGACAGGTAGTCGGCGGTGATGTCGAGACGGACGGCCTCGAAGCCGCAGTACATCGGGAGCGAGATCCCGGTGTAGGACTGGCCGGTGTCGTTCATCACGGCTTCGTTCCGGATGTACATCGTGTCGTCGGCAGTGGACACGATCAGGTCCGGCGTAGGCTTCGTGTCCCCGATCAGTGTCGAGGTGATGTTCTTGATCCGCGTGTAGAAGGCCTCGAAGGTATCGGAGGTACTGAAGTTCGCCGAGAACGTCAGCCCGCGGTTTCCGAAGTCGACGCCGCCATCGCTGACGATGCCCTGGTAGCCCGTGATCGTCGCCTGATAGGCGTCCCCCATCCAAAGCTCATCGGAGGCGAGTTCCGGGTACGGGATACCGTAGTGCTTGATCCCGACGTAGTCTGTCGCGAACACGCCGGTGTTGATCGTGTAGGTTACGGCAGCAGCGACAGCCGCGGGCGTGTCGAAATGGACCGAGAAGGCGCCGACGGCGACATCACGCAGGAAGCGGATGGTGTGTGTGCCGATGTCGCTCACGACGGACCCACCCGGGAAGATCAGCCCGACGTGCGATGACGCCGCCGGCGTGTACAGCGCGTGCTCCTCGTTGAGATCGACCACGAACTGCGCCGTGGGAACGGTGAAGCTCTCGGTGACCATCAGGTGCTCGAGCCCGACCGCATACGGGATGTAGATCGTTCCGGAGCGGCCCTTCGCCACGCCGGTGATCTTGACGACGATGGGTGCTACGCCCCCGTACCCTACGTTCAGGGCCGACATCACGGCGGCGGAACCGAAGCGCGTGTTGAACGCGCTGATGATGGCGGAGATGGCAGTTCCGAGCGGCCACTCGAACTCCTCCACCGCGCTGCCGTCGACTGAGATCTGCAACTGCACGGCGCCTGCGAGCACCACCGCGGTGCTCGCGAAGAGCTTGTTTCCGGCGAGGACGCAGGTCCCCTTCGTGTCGTCGAACTGGATCGGCTCCATGCCTCCCCAGAGGAAGGTGTTGGCAGCGAGTGCTCCTATCGGCCCGGGTGTGAGGTCCACCAGAGTAGCTCCGACCGTTGCGACGGCGGTGAACATCCCGTAGATGGCGTGCGCGCTGTCCGCTGCAGCCGTGGTGACGGCAGCAGCCACGTTGGCGCACGTCGGCGCTATAGGAACGAGATTGATGGTGAGCGATCGTGCCACGTCGTTCCACACGACGGTCTCTCCGAGCTGCCCGCCGACGACCACGACGTAGATGTGCCCGAGGGCACCGTGGCAGTCGTTGAGCTCGGAAGACCCACTAGGCACAAGAGCAAGCTTCGCCGGGTCGAGGTTCTTGGTGACCGTGAGCGTAACGTACCCAGCCGAGGTGGCTCCAGGGATGATGACGGAGGCGTCCTCTCCGGGGGCCCAGAAGCGGCTGGTGGTTCCGCCCACCGGAGTCCACGGGTGCAGGATCGGCGGCGCTCCGCGCGTGGCGTCCGCCGCGATGTGCGTGAATGGCGCGTAGGTGGACAGGTTCACGTGGTTAGCGAGGTCGGTGAAGGACGCAGGGGCACCTTTACCGGCCACGGCCCAGATCACCGGCTCGCGCTGGTGCGCATTACGCTCCCAGGCAGCGGTCCTGGACATGCTCACGACCCGGTCGCCACGATCCACCGAGACGGCGAGGGTCGCTGCGAAGGTGGAGTCGAGCACGCACATGTCGAGGATGCCGTCTGGGTCCGGAACGGAAGCGAAGGGCACGGTGACGTCGTAGCCCAGGTAGTTCCCGAAGCCGTAGACGTAGCGCCCTTCCATCTGGGAGCCGCCGGCGGCAGCGAAGAAGTAGGCGTCGTGCGTCTCGGTTTCGATGATCATGTCCACGGCGTCGCCGACCGGGATCGACGTCGCCACGAGGTAGAGGCTCGCTCCGGTTCCGATGATGCTGAAGGTTACGCCCTCGAACCCGGTTGCCGCGTCCGGTGCGAACGCCGTTGTCAGGATCGTCGCCACCTGCGCCGCCGTGGTGGGCGTACCAGCGGGCGAGAGCACCTTCGGAATCCCATTCAGCGTAATCGAAATGGCCTTCGGCGTCGGCGTCACACAGGCGACCCACGCTGCCGTGGCCTGCGCCCCGGACGTCACCGTCGCGGGACCGGTCAGCATTGCGTCGGACACGAGGTCCCCGTCCGAGTCAAGGATGTCGACGATGTACTTCGCGACCCCCATGAGCATCAGCGGTCTCCGGCTGACCTTGGTGGGGACCGTCACCGGCTTGATGTCGAAGTGAATCTCCGGTCCGAAGTGGCTCAGCCGTGCAATCGTCATATCAATCTCCTTCAGGAAGATCTATGTCTTCGACTCGTGGGACTTCTTCTGGCGGTTGGTAGGATGGTGGCAGAACCCTGGTCTGACCTCCTGGCCCTCTCTCGAGGACTAGGTCAGTCAGGGACTGCGGATGGTGCCGCTTGTCAAGCCGGTTTCCCATGACGACCTGAGCTTCTCTCTGCCCCGGTGCGTCTGATTCTAGGACCATTGTAGCCCGTCTGACGGCATTGTCAAAGACTCCGTCGCGCGGTACCCAATCTCTCGAGATACTCACGAACACGGTCGCATTCATCTGTACGATGACGGCCGGGTAGACGATATCGTCCTTCCCCTTGACCTCAGCGGGTTGCATCGTCGGCTGGTTGTAGATGCTCACGCCAGTGTTCTGCTCGAGCAGGTCGATGAACTGCGGCACGAGACCGAACCCGACCCAGGCGAGGCTCTCGACGATATCGTCGTCGTCGCTGATGAACGCTGCTGTGATGTTGAAAGCCATCTGATTCGTGGTGGCGGTGTGATCGCCCTCGCGCATGGTCCTGGCGGGCTGACACGGTAGTACCCACCGGGCCCCGGACCATGACACGAGGATCGCAGGCAACTTCGGAAGCAACGCGACGTCCTTCAGCTTGCCCTCGGCGATCCAGATGTCCGTGCTATCGTCATCGTCGGACCAGCGGAAGCCCGGCTCGCCACCTTCGAAGAGTCCCTGAAGCATGGACACGAAGCCTCGAGTCGCACGCTGACACGGGTTCTTGATCGGGAGCTGCAGCCTGGACGCCGGGTCGCGGTTCGTGCTCATGGTCCATCCACCGCAGCAGCGTCGGAGCCGAGCAGCGTGAAGTCCGCCGGGAGCTCGAAGAGGATGTCGTCGACGCTGATGGGAGCGAGATACACGGTCTGACGAACGATGTTACGCTTGTACTCGCCCGGGTCGTTGCCCAGGACACGCCAGCGCTTGTTCTCCTTCTCGATGATCACGTCGCCCTGTCGGATGAGCGGCAGGTTCGGGAGGATCGCAGAGGAGACCTGCCCGTCGACGCGGAAGCGCTCGGAGAACTGCGTGTTCGGGCTCCCGATGGCAGCGTGCAGCAAGATCGGGTTGTAGAAGCCGCCGTGGAAGTGCGACCCGAAGCACGACCTGCAGTTGTGCACCTCGGCCTTGCGGCTGACCTTGTCCCAGCAGTGGCACTTCGGACCGGAGGTCTTCACCGGGTAGTAGAGGATCTTCCGCCCCCCGCCGTGTCGGATCGCTCGAATGCGCTCTCGGATCACTGCTCGGATGTCACCGTCCTGCTCCGGAGCCACGGTGACTCCGCTGACCGACGGGTACGTGACCGGGTCGCTGCCCTGACGATGGATGCGGATCTGGTAGAACGGGCGCACGCGGTGATGCACCATCGTGTCGACGAAGTCTGTGATGTCACGCGATGGAGGGAGGATGGTCTCGTAGGGCCCGGTAAAGCTCGGGCTGCGAAGGATCTCAACTTGCGTATCGGCCGCGAACTCGGTACCCGACAACCTCCAGGATACCCTGTAGGCGTCGTCCCCGGCGATCGTGACCTCAAAGTTGAGCATTCCTGCTACCTTCTACTTCAGCGTGAAGCCGTCGTCCTTGAAGTAGCAGAGGACCCACTGACCGTCAGTGCTCTGCCCGATGTGCACGATCTTATTGATCGGAATCGGAGGCGATCGGACTTCGTACACGTTCGTGTTGGCCCACGCCCCAGCGGGTACGGTGAGCTTGGTAGCAGTGACTACCGAGATCTCCGCCACCTCCGACGTAGTGATGTCGTAGACGAAGAAGCCGGCGACTACGCCTAGCGTCGTGAAGTTGACCTCGGTATCCTCAACTGTAACGATACCAGAACCGGCGGTCATTGCACCGCGCGCTCCGATGCGGCGGCCGCGCACGAAATCGCTCAGGACCTTGATGTCCTCGAACGTGGTTGTGACGAGCCTTTCCATCTCAGAACTCCCTTCCGCCATAGACACTCGAGATGCCGTCGGCGTTGCTCAGATATCCCTTGAGGTTGATCGCCTGCTTGCCCTGGACGACCTCTGTTGCGAGTCCGACCCACGCTCTGCCGAGACGCTGCCCGAGGCTCTGGAACTCCGGGAACGTCGCCGTGACTCCACCGGGGTCCTGCGCGGTGACCTCTTCGCCTTCGAGCTGCTGAAACCTGGACTCTGCGAGACTGATTGCCACAGCACGGATGATCCACGACCTGTACGGGACGGTACTCGCCGACCACGTCGTCACCGGCACGAGCGAGTTGATTCGGTCAAGGGCCATCTCGACGTGGAAGTCGATCTCGTCGTCCTCGAAGACGAACTTTCCTTCGAACCGCTTGCGGAACTCTGGCAAGTCTCGCATGAACTGCCGCACGGCTTGGTTGACGCGACCGTTGAAGTCCGACGACGTAGGCTGCGGACCGGCCATGGGGTTACTCCCCCTCGAGAAGCGCCCGGATCTCGGCCTTCGTCATCGAAGACTTCGCGTCGATGCCGCTGTCTACGGCTACCCACAACAGCTCCGCCTTCGTCATCTCGTCGAGATTGACAATCGGCGCCGGTGTCAGCTCAGATTCGGGAGCAGGCGGCTCCTCCACCTTCACGATGGGCTTCGGCTTGGGCGCGGGTTTCGGCACGGGCGCAGGTGCCGGCGCCGGTGTCGGCACTGGCTTGACGTCTGTGAGGTGCGGGTTCTTCTTGAGGCGCTCCCAGAGCGCGTCGTCGACGAGCACAGACTCTGCCGGACGCAGCGACGTCTTGTTGACGATCACCGTGCTTCGCTTCCCGACCCTGTGACTGACGTTCCAGACGCGCACCATGGCTCAGTCCTCCTCGACGAGGTACTTGGCGACCTCCGCCAGGAGCGCCTTCTTGGTCATCTCTTCTGAGATGCCGTCGAAGTGCTCTGACAGCAGCTCGACCAGACGGACCTTGTTCATCTTGGTGTACGTGGACATCGGACCCGGGAACTCCGGGGCCGCTTCGTCGATGTCCTCGGGGGCGGGCTCTGGTTCCGGCTCAGGCTCGGGCTCGGGTTCCGGCTCCAGAGCGGTCACCTCGGTGAGCGTGCCGTCTTCCAGCGCTGCGTCGTAGGCCGCGTGGTCAGCGACCTCACCCGGCTCGTGCGTAGGCACCACGATAGGTGCTTCACCGTCTTTCCAGGCCTCGTTGACGTCCGGAGTCTCCGGGTCGTCTCCGACGAACGTGCCGTCGTCTTCGCGAGCCTGAAGATCTGCGAGAGAGTCAGGTGGGCGCAAGCTGGCAGCCGGTCCTGGCTTGCCGTCGATGCTTACGGTATTGCTCGGATCAGGTGATACGAACACCCTGATTGGCCCGCCGTCGATTGGATCCCGGTCGACCCAGAACCCAGGCACACCACCTTTGAGGAGCAGGTCGTCCTCGGTAACCGTGTAGAGCACACCGTCGTGCACGATTTCGTACTCGTTCGGCTGATCGCGCTCATCGACCTCTTCGACGACCTCTACGACCTTCGCTACGAGGTCCTTGAGTACCGGGAGCCGGACCTCCTTGTCGCGAGCGAACACCTTGACGATCCCCGCCTCGACTAGCGCGAGGATTATTCTCTGGTGCCGCTTGAGGAAGGCTGCGGTCACTGAAACTTCTTGCGCGGGCGTGAAGCGCTGGTTGCCGATCATCGGGATCGACGGGTAGCGGAAACCCGAGAGCTTCCGCATCCACGTCGATCTCGAACTGATCGGGCGCTTCCCCCGCTGGATGGTCTTGATGCGATACATCAGGTAGGCCTCCTGCGGCAAGTAAAGTCGAGCTACGCGAGCTCGACCGTCGGGACCCAGCCGCCATCGCTGGCGCTGTTGTTGAGGATCATGTGGTCCTCGGCGAAGGGCTGCACGGCGTCGACTCCGATGTCCTCGGTGGCGTCGCTCTCGGGGTTGGCGGAGGCGGAGAAGAGCTCCAGCTTCCGGACGCCCGCGATGTTGCCGTAGCCGAAGGCCTCGACGCCCCAGCTGAAGAACATGACCTCGGTGCCGCGCTTCTCCTGGTAGGTGTCGACCTTGCCGATCCGGTAGTGGCTTCCCACGTAGTCCCAGTCGGCCCACGCGTAGATGTTGCCGGGGCGCAGCCAGCGCTGCTTGATGGTCCGGACGATCCGGATGTCCTTGAGGTCGTTGTACCCGTTGACCGAGTTGATGCTCGTGGACACCTTCGCATCACCCACCTCGGAGAGGTCCCAGTCGGTCACGCCGACGTAGTCGTACTCCGTGATGAGCATGGTGTTGGCCTTCAGCTGCTCACCCTGCTGGGTGTTGAAGGCGCGCAGGAGGATGGTGCCATCCTCTTTCCGGAGCGGCTGGATCGTGAAGTTGTCGTCGGGGTCTCCAACGGCGTTGGTCGCCAGCTTCGCCGCGGTGGACTTGTACACGCCCATCTCGGTGGCGGTGCCGGCCTCGAGAGTGGAGAGGGCCAGCTTGATACCGGCGTACGCGGCCTGGAAGGAGTACCAGCAGGCGACGTCGGTGTAGACCACGAAGACGCGGTCCTTCGCGTCGACGTAGGCCGCCGCGACGTCTTCCTTCAGCTGCTCCACGACGGGGCGGCGGGAGGTCCAGAGCTCCTCGAGGCGGTAGCGGTGCTCCGCGGTCTGCAGCTTCTGGAAGGTGATGAGGTAGCGCGAGCCCATGCGCACCTCGGCGGCGGTCTCGCCGTCGAAGGTGATCGGCATCGCCCAGGAACCCTCGCGGATCTCCTCGATCATGACGGGGGTCTTGGAGTCGACGCTGCGGTCGCACTCCTCGGGGTTGACGGTGTCGGCCTTGATGACCTTCTCGAAGAAGGAGGCCTCGTCGGCGTGGTCCCGGATCCACCGGCGGTTGAAGGCGGCGTTCTTCTCGATGCCCTCACCGGTGTTCCAGTTCTGCGCCCAACGGCGGTTCAGTTCCAGTGCGTCACGTGCGTTCATTGTGTTTCTCCTTCTTGCTCAGCAGAACGTCACGAGGACGCGCAGCCAGCCACCGTTGTTCGCAGGAGCCTTCAGCACGCGACCGGCGGCGATACCGGTGTTGGCGTCGATGAACCCCGAAATGGTAAGGCCGTTGTAGACCCCCAGGTCGTCCACGACGATGTCGCCGATGTACGCGATGGCTCCCACCGCGAAGCTGTCGTAGGTGTCGTAGACCTTGGTCTCGATGACGAGCGGGAGCGCACCCAGGTAGAGCGGAACGGCGCCCTGGGGACCGCGGGCACTCGTCCGGAGCGCTTTGTTCATGTGCTCGCTCAGCTTCCCGATGACGGGGAAGCACGCCTTGATGGCGAGGGCGGAATAGGCGCTGAGGGCGCGGGTCCACCCTGCGGTGGTCGCCGTGATGAGCCACTCGCCCTCGAGCAGGTTCGTGTCGGGCGGGGTGACCTTGGTGACGTACTCGCCTAGCTTCACCCGGTTCAGGATCCGGATGTTCGGCTTCTGCGCACTCTGTGTCGGCAGTGCAGCTGTGGCCATGATGGTCTCCTTTGATTCAGTCGGAGCTGCCGCGGAAATACGCCAACGCGCCATCCGGGGTCAGGATCCGATCGGTTCCGATGTCATTCGTGCCCGGGGCGTCCCCGTCGCTGACGAACAAGTCCATGGGGCCGGACAGCATGTCTGCTGCGACCTCCACCGGGCTCTTGCTGGCCAGCTTCCGAAGCTTGTCCCGAGCGTCATCTTCGTCCTTTGCGAACCCGGACTGGATCAGCGTCTGGGCAAGACTGGACTCCTTGATGGAGACCTCCCTCTCCGCAGCCTGCTTCTCCAGCGTCTGGATTCTTCCCGCGGCGTATCGGAGGTTCTCCGACATGGAGCGAAGGGCCGTCGCGAGATCACCTGCGGTCATGCTCATGACTTCCTCCCTGCGCGCAGCACGCGGTCGAGCATGGACTCGATGGTCGGGTCCTTGCCCACAGCGGGCGGTGCGTGCAGCTCGTCGGCGAACTCGTACCGCAGATCACCTGTGAGCGCAGCCGTCTTGGGCAGCTCTTCGAGCTGGTCCACGAGACCGTCACACCAGTCGGCGAGCTTCTCGAGGTGACCGGGAAACCCGGGCGCCACGTTCGAGAAGTCGTCCTCCATGTCTGCAGCCGAAGCCACGTGCTCCGTTCCATCCGAACCTGCCTTGGGTGAGGACGCGTCGCCGCCGAGGTAATCGTCGACGAGAGCGTCGATCGACTTGCCTGCGGTGATTTCTGCGATGGTGCGCGTCATAGCCCGTCTCCTTGGCGACTACTTGTCGCCGGCTGGCAGGTGCTTGTCCAGGAGCGTGTTGATCTCCGCGGTGGCCGCATCCGCTGCGGTGACCTCGGGGACCGCGTTGGCCGCCTTCTCGATGTCCGCGAACGCGCGCATGGTGCCGTAGTAGGAGGCCTCTTCGGCTTCCACCCACGCCGCCACCTTCTCGGGGTCTGCGTCGAGGAGCTTCATGACGTTCTCGGCCTGCGCGTCGGTGAGCTCGTTCACGAAGGAGAGCCACCCCTCTTCCGTCATGCTCTGAGCCTTCGCCTTGAAGTCTGCCTTGACCTCGTCGGTGAACTCGACCTCGCCCTCGGGGACGCCACCCTCGGCGGTCTCGACGATGGGCTTGCCTTCGGCGTCGAGCTTGGACTCGTCGGCTCCGGCACCCTCGGGCTGCGACTCCACGAGCCGCGCGAAGTCGTCGGGTCCGATTCCGGCCTCTTCCAGGATGGCTGCGGCCTGCTGGTTCTCCAGCTCGCCCCAGTTCGTCCCACGCGATTCCAGCGCATCGCCGATGTCAGCGATCTTCTTCAGCATCTGACCGTCTCGCTCCTCCTGGGTCGTGGAGAGCGCTGCCAGTGCGTCGTCCCAAGTCTTTCCGCTCATGGATTCCTCCTCGTTTGAACCTTTTGTGTGGGATTGAGGTCTTCGCGCTCGGAAGCGCTCTCTCGATGACAGCACCATGGTACCGTTATGAAAACAGACCTGTCAATACGAAAAACGCGGAACGTGAGTACTCGATACTAAAAAAGGAGGTATCTAGGATCAGGAGAGGACGATGGCGCGGGACCCGGAGCGATCACGATCGCTGTCCTTGCCCTTGCCTTCATAGAGACGCTTCGCGGCGAGACCGAGACCGCCGCCGGCGATGAGCGTGGCGAGCGGGTTGCGCTTCATCTGCTGACCGAGGATCCCGTGGATGGAATCCGGCGTCGCCGGGCGCACCAGAGCGGAGCGCTTGTCCGGGGATACGAGCCGGTTCAGCATCTCGCCCTCGAGCTTCTTGCCCTTCAGGATGTACTGGTGGAACCCAGGCGCCACCTGCGAGAGGTCGGCGGTGCCGGTGGTGCCGCCCTTCGGGATGTTGCGCAGCATCTTGTGTACCGCGCGCATCTCGATCGGGCTTCCACGCAGCGCCTGCTCTGCGTGCGGGCCGATGGTGGCGGAGATGCGCTTCAGCATCGCGCGCCGGCTGAGAGCGGCGACACCGGGCAGTCCGAGGACACCGGCGTCCTTCTCCAGCTCCTCGAGGAAATCCAGGTCGTCGTAGTCGCGCGCCATCTTGGCCTCCTAGTATGTAGCGATGGCGCCGCCGCCACGACGACGGCTGCCACCACCCAGAACATTGCCTGCCACGTGCATCCCGCCGACGACGCCGAGCCCGCCGAGGGCGGCCTTGCCGGGGTTCGCCTTGATCCACTCCATGTACTGCGCCGGCGACATCTGCGAGAGCTTCTTCGCGCTCTCGCCGACCGGGGTCTGCCCGAGCGAACCGCCGCCGCCCTCGCTGACGATTTTCCCGGTGCTGTCCCGCACGACCTTGTCGCCACCGCCGGGAACCTTCGCCGGGGTCTTCGCTCCCGGTATACCCATCACCTCGTCGGCGTACGAACCGGGATTCCCGAGCTGGTGCTGACCGCCGCCTCGCTGCTGGAGCTTCACACGAATGGCGTCGTCGCTCATGCCTGTACCGCGCATCTGCTCGACCCACGCCTTGTCGGCGGTCCGCGCCGTCTGCATCTGCCCGGCACTCTCGAGTGCACGACGATTGACCACCTGCGTCTTGGCGAACGCCTTCGCTTGACCGTGCAGTTGCCGCTGATGCGCACCCTCAGCCCCCCAGTTCACTGGGTTCAAGCGAGTACGCTGCCAAAATCCAGGACGCTGCACGTTACTGGCGAGCTGCTCGGCCTGCGCGCCGACCGTGCGTCCGAGCGTAGGATCCGGTACCAGCGTCTGGACGGGCGGCGCCTGCGGCTGTACCGTAGGCGTGGGAGTCGGGGTCACCGGAGGAGTCTGTACCGGAGCTTTCGGCTGCGGCTTCGGAGTAGGTGGTACGGGTCCACGCGGCGGCATGCCGCCAGCGCTCATGCGCTCAGCACCGCCAAGCATCGAAGACGCCTGCTGCTTGGCTCGAGCTTGCGCCGCCTGCTGCGCCGAAAGAGCTTCCATCGTGCGCAGCTTGCTGCCCACAGTCTCAGGGGCACCTATGCCGAACTTGTTGCGCAGGAAGCCTCTGTCCCCAATCGGCCGTACGTTTGCACTGACTGAGTAGGATCCTCCTACTTGTGAACCCTTAGCGAACTTCAGCTTTGACGCAGTGCCCTTGCGCAAGCCTTCCTGTATTTCGAACGCTCTTTTATTTCCGGAGCCGAGATTGGAGATCAGTCCGGCTTTATGCGAAGCAGCACGAGCAGCATTGGTAGTACCGAGCCCACCTGCGACTCTGCCTCCGAACGCTTGCCCTACCTGCGACGGAGAGCTAACACCCTTTAGCGCGCTCATCCCAGAGCGACCGACACGGCCAGCAGCCTTTGCTTCGAGGCCTGCAAGACGCGCAAGCTGCTGAGCAGACGCCGTTCCGGCCGCCTTCAACCCACGGAGCTTGGTTAGCGCACGAAGAGTGCTCTGTAGCCCGCCTGCGTTCTTCTCGATGAGCGCCTCTACGGCCTGTCCGATGTTCTTGTCCACAGTCGCCCCCTACAGACCGAGCCGCTTGCGATAGTGCTTCAGGATCATCTTTACCGCCTTCGGCTTCGAAATGATCCCATGGCGCACGGCGAACTTCAACAGCTTACCCTTGACGCTCATGACATCTTCTTCTTTGCCCAGTTCTCGTAGGGTTTGCTCAACCCCATCTCCTTCAGCATGCGCATCTTCGCTTCTCGCGGGAGCGCCTTCATCGCGCCGGTGCGCATCTTCGTCGTGATCAGGGCCCGCTTGATGCCGATCCCTGCGCGGTGCGCGAGGAGCGCGCCGGCACCGAGCAGCAGTGCCTTCTTCAATGGTGACAGCTGCGCAATGAAAGATTCCTGCGCGTATGGTCCGTAGCTAGATGCGTACTGGCTCATTTCTTCATCAACCTCCGCAACAACAGGTCGTCGAGTTTGTTCACCATAGCGCTGCCGCCCTTCCCGGCGATCCCGGCGAAGCTGGTCGCCAGGAACGGGTTGAACATGATGAGCTTCTGGAGCAACGAGCGCTCGACGCTGCTTCCGCTTCCGGTGAGATCCTGCGACGCGCCGATGCCCGGGAACGCTCCGGCGGCGACGTCAGCGCCAAGAAGCTTCGCAAAGTACAGCGCCGGAAGAACCGCAGCGAGTGCACCGAGCGAGGCTTCCTTCTGCACTTCGAGCGCGTCGGAGTCGTATACGAGCTCCATCCCGTTCGGTCCGGTATAGGAGGCCGCCTTCTCCATGACCGCAGACAACGCCTTCGCGAGGTACTGCAGGTACTGCATCTTCATCGTCATGTCGTTGACGTTCGGAGTCCACGCTTGCTGCGGGGTCACCGACTGGATCACCGGCTGCGGCGCGAGCATCCGGTGGATGAGCATCTGAGCGTCCCAGGACTTCCACGGGCTCAAGTTCTGCCCGACCCATATCTTCACGCCCGACGGTGCCACACGGAACGGGAGGTCGCTCATCGACGGCATCCCGACGAGATCCGTCGGGGACATCGGGAAGGTCCGCTTCGCCAGCATCAGCTCACCCGCGCGCGCGGGGTGCACGGCACCGAGGTAGGCGGTCTGGAACTCGTGTGGTCGAAGCAGCATCCCAGACAGCGCCATGGCGTCGAGCAGACCGAGGCCACCAGCCTCGGCCATCTTCTTCAACGCGACGGGCTCGATGTCAGGCTCCTCTGCGGAGAGAGCGCTGACAGCCTTCTTGAGCTTCGAGTACTTCTCGAGCTCACCGGTGTCGCCCTTCTTCGGGATCTTCTTGACCTTATCCAGGAGACCCTTCTGCTTCATCTGAGCGATGGCGTCGCGGATCACAATGGTCTCACGCGTCTGCTCGAAGTCCGCCTTGGCGACCTTCTTCAACGCGAACCCGATGGAGTCGGCGCCGCGATTCACGTAGGAGATGTCGAAGAACCGCGGCTGGATGTTACTCATCCCGGCGACGGAGGCGTCGGCGTAGATGCGCCCGAGCTCACCGCCCTGGCTGGGCGGGAGGATGTGCACGCAGGGCCGTGCTGCCGGTCCCTTGCGCACGTTGCCGCACTTCAGGCAGACGTCGGCGATGGCGAGCAAGCCCATGCTCACCGGGAACTCCCCGCTGATGATCGCCGACAGCAGCTCCGGATGACTCTCCTCGACGGACGGGAGGTGCGACCTGACGACCATCTCGATCCAATTCATCTTCGGATTGAGCGTCGCGAAGGGCACGTCCCCGAGGATGGGGTGGCCCTGCGCAGGCTTGTTCTTGTGGTGCGCGAAGAAGTGCGCCGTGTTGAACGTCGGGTAACCGTACGGGCGTGCACGGTACGCTTCGGAGTCCACGTCCGGGACCATCTGGTCTCTGTAGACGAGGTCACCGCGGAAGTTGACGCCCCAGATGTCCCCAATCCCGATGGGCACGACAATCTGATAGGTGGAGTTGGCGTCGCTCTTGAGCGAATTGACGAACTTCGCGAGCTCGGGTGTGAGGTGGCGCGCCTCGTCGTTGGTGAGCCCCATCGACGCATGCTTCTGCAACTCGAGCGATATCATCGACCGTGTTCCGAGAACAGTCGTCTCCGGAACCTCCCAGTGCTTCTCGATACCCTGGGTGAAGTCGATCGGAACGACGTTGTTCTTTGGGGTCGCCAACGATTAGCCCCCCTTCTTCCTGAGAGACGCACGCGTGACAGCGTCGGGAGACTTGAACCCGCGCAGCACACGCTTGGCGTCCTCTGCCTTTTCTGTAGCTGTGAGCGCCTCGTTCCCACGCTTGACCGACGTGGTCATGAGTGCCTTGGCGAGAGGGGACTCGGGCTTTCCCGGTGTCTTCAGTGCTGGGCTCGTGAGCTTCGCGTGCAGCTTGCCAACGAGCGCCTCGCGCTTGTTCGCCGCTTCGGCGGAGCGCTCGAGTCCACCGGCGTTCAATGCCATCATCCGCTTCGTGTAGTCGCCGGCCATCTTCTGGAGCTCTTTTCCAATCTTCATTTACAGCTCCCAGCTTGCGATGTCGACCTTCGTCTGCGGAAGCGTCCGCGAAGCGACGTCCCACTTCTTCATGGGCGACGTGTCCGGGCGCATCAGAAGGTTCTGGATGACCGACGGATCGACGCCACCGTCTTCGCGGTCGGCGTAGGCGTTGAGCTTCTTCACGAGACCTGCAGCGAGAACCGGGTCCCTGGAGATGTCCGGAGCCACCCGACGCAAGGTGCGGAAGTGCTTCTCCGCCATCGCCCGATCCTTCGCCAGCGACGGGGCCTCTTCGAGCACCTTCCGAAAGTCGTGTCCACGGGACATGCGCTCAGACGCCCTGTCCTTGCGCTCGAGGAGCCCGAGGAGCGCCAGCGACGTGATCGGCGCGAGCGCACCCAGCGCGGTGATCTTCCCACCGACCTTGAGCGCGCGCATGATCGACTGCCCGATGCCGCTGCCTGACTTGAGAGCGAACGGCGACGGGAACGAGTGCGTGGGTACCTTCATCGTTACACCCCCATCGGTGTGAGCGCAGGCATTCCGAGCTTCGAGCGCATGGAGGTGATCTCTCCAGGCACGCCGGCACCGACACTCATTCCCTTCTTCGCCATAGACGTGCCTGACTTGGCTCCGCCGAGCAGCGCGGACCCGAACAGCAACGCACCGAGCTTGCCCATCGGGTTCTTCATCAGAAATTTGGCGATCCCGCCAAGGATCGCCTCCTTCTCCAGCTCGGGAAGCAGCGTGACGTACTCGTGCGACGCCTCCTTCAAGAGAACGAAGGCCTTCACGAGCTCGTCGTTCTCGTCGACTTCCATCCCAGCGTACTTCGCCACGTCGCTGCAGGCGTCCGGGTCGAGCTTCTTGTGGCAGTAGTGCGTGCAGAACGGTGCGTCCATGCCGTCGACGACAGCGGCGGCCATGAGCATCTCGCCCTGGGTGATCTCGCAGCTTGCCATCTTCAGAAGCCCGTCGATCTGAGCGTCGAGGTTCTGCAGCGACATCGCCAGCTTCACCTTCGCTTCCTGGATCTTCTGTGTCAGCGTGGTGAAGTCCTGCGCCGGCATGGGCGCGCCCCACTCCGGATCCGGCGGGTTGACCTGCACGGGCCCTGTGGGCTGCATGTTGAACCCCTGCGACGGCATCTCCGCCTTCTTCTCGAGGACGCGTGCCACACGACCCGCTGCGACGATCTTGTCGACAGCCTCTGGATCGGCGACGTCGAACTCGACGAAGGTCGCGTGCTTGGCGATCGCGTTCCTGGCGAAACGGTTCGCGAGGTTCACGACGAGCCGCGTCTGCTTCGTGTCCAGCTTCTCCGCCTCGGCGATCTTGGCGATCGCGGCGTTGAGCGGCACGCCAGTGTCGATCAGCGCGTTCTTGGCCTTGACGGCCATCTCGGTGTAATCGGAAGGCTGAAATTCGGCCATGGAAGCCTCCTAAGTTCTCTACGACACGATACTACAGTATCTCATGCCCTTCAAGCTAGTCGTCGTCCATTGTCTTCGTCACGATGGGAGCCAAGACGTCGAGACGGGGATGGATCGTGTGGGCGGCGAGGAAACAATAGAACATCGAGTGCCAGTGGTCGTCGGTCTTACCGGAGCGTTTCACGAACAACGTGCGTCCGAGGCTGTCGTACTCGACGAGGACGGCGCGTAGGTCCTGCCACCAGTGCGCTCGCTCCATGTCTCGACGGCACGGGACGCTGTACTTATTCGGGTGCATCCGGATGTTGGTCGCCAGCGCGTCGAGGCAGGTGTTTCGGTCCACCGAGAGCCTGAAGCTCTTCGGATTGATGTTGATCGGCTCGTCCTGACGGTTGTACTTGCACGCCATGAACCGCGGGAACTTGTATCGCTGCATCATCCGAATGTTTCGACTGTACCCGGCGCCGTGGTCTGCGACGATGCGGTGTGCATGGACTGAGTCGATGATGCGACAGATCTCGTCGAGGTCGCGGTCTGGATCTCCACGGAAGCGGAACGCTGCAATCCACGTGAACTTCTCCGGACCGGTGTAGCAGCCCAACGTGAGCGTCGTCGCCGCACCCGCTGCCTGCGGGTCCTTCGGGTCCGGCTGCGCCCAGTCGATGCCTGCGACCATCGGGCGCGTCGTGGACAAGCGCACGAAGTTCTCTGGTGAGATGCGCAGGTTGTCTTCTGAGATCTGCGTGAGGAAGTGGTCACTGAAGACCTCCGAGGCCTGCTCGACGGAGTACGCAAAAGACTCGCGCATCGTGATCACCGGCTCGTCGATGAGCCTGCGAACGATCTCGTCGAACTTCGCTGTCGGGCTGGCGATCTGCGGCAACCTGTACGAGTCGTAGGTGTACAGGTTGGGCTCCGCCGTAATGATCCAACGCCCGTTGCGCGTGTCGATGGGCTCGCCGCAGCGCTCACAGATGATTCCATAGGGCGTGAGGTTCTTGACGCCGAGGATGTTCCACACCCGAGGAGAGTGGCGGTCGCACGGTACGGCCCACTCGTGCTGCTTCGAACGCTCCGACCAGATGATCCACTGCGGGTTGTCCGTCGACAGCGGCGTACCTGCGTGGAGCTCCCAGCCGTACGTGGACGCAGACAGGCACTCCCGGAGCACTCCGATGGCGTCGAGGTCGACGAGGGCGATCTCGTCGATGGAAAGCGCGTCGGCGGGGTTACCACGGATTCGAGCGGCGTCGCCGTAGGCGGTGCCGATCAACACACGGCCGCCGGCGAAGGACTCTTTCCGCTTCACGTTGTAGGGGCGACGGTTGCCGGACTGGTCGAAGAACCCGGAGAGGATGTCGGAGTCGCGGATGGCGCCGTCCAGCTTCCACTGCGAGAACTCGCGCGCCTGCTCCATCGTCGCTGACACGTACTGCCACGTGATCCCGAGGGTGTTGATGTACGCATGTATCTGCGCTGAGATCGACGTGCTGTTGTGGGTGACGAGGCCATCGACAATGAAGCTCGACGTGCCATCAACGGCGAGGTCGTAGCACCACTGCTCTCCGACGTCGTCCATCACACGGATGAAGCCCCAGTCTACCTTGTCTCCGACGACGTGGGCGACGTTCGACCCGATGTGGAGGTCCTTTACCGGAGTCCATGAGCGCTCCTCGCGCAGCGGATGGGTCTCACCGAAGATCACCTGCTCACCACGCCACGTTCGAACACAGATGCAGCGCTTCTTGTACCGTGGGGACTTCCAGGAGACGACGCCGGTTACGAGCTGGTTTGTGCTCTCATCAAACGACAGGACTTCGTCGCCGACGTAGACGTCCTTGATCGGCTTGAAACCGCCGTCGGCCATCCTAACCCGTTGATTTTCCTCAAGACATTTGTAAGTCTGACGTCCGTACATAAACATCTGTTTTGGGTGTGATGGAAACGCATCTATCTGTTGTCTAAGATACGGGTTTCCTTCGTACGACAACGGGATCTTCTTACCGCTCGCCGGGATCATCACGAGCTGGTTGATGAGCATCGACGGCAGTACAGCGAAGTGCTCTTGCGCAGCGATGGTCTCTTCGACCATGGGTGGCTGGAATCGGCGAGGGAAGTGCACGGGCTACTTCGTGCTGTTGCGGATCTGGTCGGCGAAGTGCTTCGACGCCT